AAGATGAATATTCCTAGAAAGGTTTAAGTCACGGAATCTTGTAGTGTTGCTACCCAAGTCAGGAGTTCTTCCTGGATATGGATTTATGCTTTGTTGAATAGCACCCAAGTCCGAATCAACGTCATGCGCATTAAGAATGAAGTTAGAATCAATGCCCATTTTTAGATTAAGATATGACTTGGTCAGGTAAACATCTGCTTCTTGGTTCGCTAATGCAGAGTCAAACCCCACATTAACACGTGCTAAAATATAATCAGTGTTAACCAATTCAATAACACCAACAGAGTCAATCGATCCTACTTTAATGAGTTCATTTACTGCGGCAGAATCAACACCCACACCTATCATCTGCAAAATTTCTGCTGAGTCAAGAATGTTTTTATTTACAGCAAAGTCTTCACGGAATGCAAGAGTACCTGAACTATCTGGCAAAAGAATGATGTTATCTTTAGTAGGTTCAATGGCGCGAAGGAACGTTTCGTTGTTATCTGCTGGTGTTGAGTTTGAACTTTCTAATCCAAAGAATACAATACTTCTTTGGTCAAATGCTAGACCTTCAAGATTAAGACCACCAGCACTATCCGATACCAACACTCCGAGGTTTGCCACGGTGTTGTATAACTCAGAAAAGTTATTATTTATCTTCTCGGCACCAGCACGGAGGGTATCACCTGATCCGTCATTGGCACTGGTGCCAGTTGCTATAATTTCTCTTGCCATTACTTGTTATTCCTCTTTAATATAGTCTATTTATAATAGTTATACAGGGTGACTGTGCCATCACTGTCGGTTGTTTGAATATGGAATTCTTGGTCGAATGTAGTCAATGAAGTACTGCTTGAGAACTTCGTGAGAGTATCGTCCATAGAAAGACGGAATCCTGCCCAACGATCGACGTTTGCGTAGTTCGTATCTGTGTAACGTATTGTCTTATCAAGACCGAATCTTGCTGGAGTTGAGTAAACATTAAGACGTTCAAGAGCATTATCAGCATCCGCTTCGCCTAGTGCATAGTTCGGTTCCACATATCCTGGGAATACATACGAACCTGCTTGATTATTATTATCAGCATAAAGACCTGTGACTTCTCCAACGATTGGTCCGAAGGTATAGTATGCCGCATCCACAACTTTGAGTCTTGGATCAAGGATAGGCATTGATTCTTCGGTCGTAACGTTTACAGGAACGTCTGAAACGATAACAACTTCACCTGCTAAATGATATCCTGAGGGGTGTACATACTTTCTCCACAAAGTTTCCCAAACGTGAATAGGGAAAGGTGAACTGACCAACAAAGAAAATACCTGATAGATTTGACCGTCATGAATTTTCTTAGATTGTTCAACGCCAATAGCACCTGAACCAACATATAAAATATCATTTTTAGGATATAGGATTTCAACATTCTCTTCATTGAAGAAAGATCTGAAGAACCCATAACCAGAATATTCTGAACCTTTTACTCTGAAAAAGTTACCGAAGTTTCTAATGACTTCTCTAGGAAACTTAAATACTTCTCCGGATATCCCAAGTCCTACTTCATCAAATAGGAAATCAAGTCTCGCTAAGTCAGTGTCTTCATAATCACGAATTGTTTGTAATTCATTGATTATACCACCCCACTGCGCATCAGAATCCAGATAATCATAATAACCCTCTAAGAAGGTTATCAGATTAGGATAATCCTGTTGAAAGTATTCCGGAAGAACCTCTTGAACTAGACTTTTCCTGAGATTTACAGGAAGTCTATTAAGATCCTTTAACGTTTCTGAGTTGTTAGGAGAATATGCCATTAACTCACTTTCAGAGTTTCAGTTTGTCTGTCTAATATCGCAGTCGCGGATGAGTTATCAAGTTCTAATTTCAATATGTAATTTCTAAGAGGTTGAACGCTTGCGTCATTTTTAGGCGAAACATTGATTCTGATAAAGTTATCGCCGCTCAACATTCTAGTTGGATTAAATCCTACAATTTCTACAACACCTGTGAGAGCAGTATAGTTACCAACATTATCCAATACAATATTATCATCTAGATCCATAATAGCAAGTTGATTAGAATTCAATCTATTTTTTATTTTACATACGGTAGAACCAAATTCAAATGCATCAGACGTTACTCTATAAAAAATATCATCTGGTTCTATAATAGCATTCGGGAACTGTAGAGTGAATGTGTTCAATATCCCAACAGTAACCTCTTGTCGCATCTGTATCACAGTTTCTATTTGAGTATTCAAAATACTTTTGCCGATAGCATCAATCTCAGTTAATAGATTAGATTTTCTATAAACCTTACCGAATGCTTCTAAATTGTTTTTAAAGTAATTAACAACAAACGACATAATATCACCCTCTTGAGTTGCTGGGGTGAGACCTGTAAGAGCAGGATCAAAGTTGAAACCGATATCAAGTGCTAAGAATACTTCTTTAGGATCAACGAATTTAGGGGTCATTGACATAGTAGAAAGGTTCTTTACATAGTTAGCACGGATCTGATCCTGAACCAGTTGCTTCGTAGCAGCAGCAGTGTTATCTTTAAAGTTCAAAGAGATATAAACGGAACCATAATCGATAGGAACGTTTTCGTCACCTGACCAAACTGCTGTTTCTTTTACGTCAGCAAAGTTAGTCTCGATGATACCCTTATAATCAAGTGAAGTTACCAGACGCTGTTGAGAAGCAAAAGTGATAGGTGCTAGTTGACGGATTGACTCAATAGTTTGTTTTTCTGCGCCACCACTTGATTCAGCGACGGTTGTTGCAGTTAAAACGTATTGAATCCCATCTACTGAAATTTGATTCTGTGCAGTAAATAGAGTTCCGTTGTTCGCCTCTACACCTTTTGATGATAGATACGTTACAACAACCTTTTCGCCAGGATCAGGTGATTTACCGAAAGAAGTACCGTCGCCAAAGTTTAATTCGAAATATCCGTTTGGTGATTCGTGAATGCTGTAGTAAGTTGTTTGGGAATCAACACGGATTGCTTCTGAAAGAGGAAGATATTCTTCAAAAGTGCTAGAGTTCAATCCGGAATAAACTCTGACGATGGCAGTGGACTTATCCATAGTTTCATCAGGAATAACATAAACCTGACGTTCTTCTTTTTGACCAACAATAAATGTTTTTGTTTTTTCTACTCCTTCAAAGATAGGAATAGACTCTGAACCAGAAGATGTGAGGAATGTATAACTACCAGATCCATTATCTCTAGCAGAGTATTGTTCAAGTGTACGGAACGTGAATGTAGTTCCGTCGATGCTAGAAGAAAACTGAGTTCCTCTTGGTAGATTGATTGTAACAGGGCGACCGACAACGTTAGTCAAGTTCAAACTGATATCAACCAATGCTTTTGCTGACGTACGAGAACGTGTCTCATATCCTAGCATACCTGCGTGTGATAGCACAGAACTACGGAGTTGAGCAGTTGGCATGAATGCTTCGTTTAGGGCAAAGTTTGCTGTAAGAGCATTGATGTGAGTATTGTAAGCGAGAACGTCTAGTAAGTTATTGAGTCCTGCACCTTCAAAGTCATACGCATTAAACTCTGGTTTACTTTTGAAGTAATCTTTCAGGCGACTCTTGATAACATTGAAATCAAGATCTGAGGATTTAGTCGTAGTTGCCATTTTATCTCAACCTTGTAAGTGATAGTTCTAATGAAACTGGATCAACCGAGTTTATAACTTGGAATGTTATCGAAACGTTAATCAAATTCTTTTCTGGATCTAAAAAGATCGCCACGCTCTGCATATTTGCACGTGGTTCGTGTAATATAATAGTCTCAAATATTTGATCTCGAAGAATATCTGCTTCAACATTAGTATCAAGTTCAAATAGAAAACTGTTTAGGTTTCCACCGTATGTGGTGTTAAATGGTTTCTCAAGAAAGTTAGTCATCAGGATATTTTTGACTGACTGTTTTACTGCTGCCGCATCTGACTTCTTGAAGATATCCCCAGAAGGTTTAGCAGCAAAGAACAAATCAATATCCTGATACAAAACTGATTTTGTAGCAGTAATCGACCTAGTGTTTAAATTGCCATCTTCTAGCGCAAATGCTCTTGCCATTTAATTTTCCTTTGACCCTATTTATAACGTTTTTATGCAAAGATTTCTACAAGTTCGCCTGTTGCTTGGTTATAATTATTGTATCTTGTTTCTAATTTATTTACATATTTTCCTTCGAAACCATTCAGTTCAGGTAGAACAACAATGATCTGAACATTCAAAGAACCATCAAAATTATAAGTATCATAATCCAATATCATCTTTTCATATTGTAGACTATCTTTCCACCACGCTGCTAGTTGGAAAGTTTGTTTTGTAGCAATTTTACCTTTACGATCTCGAAGTTCGTAAACAATAGCACGACCATATGTTCTATAATCGTTCACGCTACCAGCGGCAAGAATTTCATCTGAACCTTGTTTATAAATTCCTTCTGAAACGATAAGTCTAAACTCATCAAAGTCACCCTCATCTTCTACCACAGAACGTAGTATCTGAGCATGTAAGTAAAGATATTTTGACATTTCAAATTTATCTTCTTCTAACATATGGTCTAGAGTGATAGAATCACCGTGCCCACCTAAGAACTTCGCTACTGTAATTCCTCTTGCAAGTTTTGTATTTTTTGTGATAGTCTTTTTCAGCAAGGGATTGTATATTGGATTAGGAACAGTTGTGATAGTATCATTTTGAACTGAACCTTTGAAACGTTTTGCCTCAGCACCCACTAATCTACCGAACACTTCTTTAGGGTTTGCGAAGCGAGGACTAGCATCATTGGATATAATAGATCCCAGTGAGATAGGAACAGCATTAGAATATGACGAATGTAAAATACCTTCGGTCAAAGCACTACCTATAAAGGATTCATTCGCTTGTGTTGCTGCATTCCGTAGTTTGGATCTGACCTCCTGAGTAGTCAATGATCTATCAGAAACCCCTCCGTAATCAACAAGTCTATTGATAGAATTATAAATTACGTTGCCAACGTCAATAGCAACTTTGAATAAACCATACTGACTATTGAACCAATCATTACGGATAATGCTATTTGTTGCTTGTACCGTATCTTTGTTTGTTGCCGTTTCAACAGATGTCGTATATCCGCCAGGAGATGCAGAACCTAGTCCTGCTGTTCCTGCTCTATTTGAATTAAGTGCTTCTTTCGCAGTTCCTTCTAGATCACCATGAAAAGTAGTAGCATGAATTGAAGTAGAGTTAACACGAGGAATATGTGCGGTGTGACCGTAATATACCATATTCTCACCGCCGATAGTTCCACTGTCACCAATGAAAGTTAAGTTAGATGCACCCATATTGATGTCGACACTAGTCGCGATATATTTGTTTTCAGCAGATATCTGATATACAGCGCCAACGATATCTTCTTTGTTAGTACCGATAGTTGTACTTTGGTTTTGTTTAATAATATTGTTTTGATCACCAGATATGAAGTTAGTTTCTGTGCCTGTTATAGTCTTAGAAAGGTTTCTATTTACGAACGTCTGGTGATTCCCATTCACGTCTTGACGCAGACCACCTCTGATATCTTCTATCTTATCGCCGCCAGCACTCACGTTTATATTGCCGCCAACGTTTAGATCAAAGTCACCGTCAACTTTGAGTTTTAGATTTCCGTGATAAACCAGTTCGCCATCACCTTCAATGATAACCTTTTCACCACCTGCTGCAACACGAACTATGTTATTAGTCGCATTGATAATAACACTTCCATCTGCCCTAAGTTCTATACCAGCACCTGTCTTATGCTTGAACAACATACGTTCACGTCCTGGAGTATCGTCTACTTCAGTCACATGACCAGATACGGTTCTTTTCACTTGATTCAAAGGAGCAGTAGAAGAAGGATAATCTTTTATTTCTAAATCTAAGTCTACATCACCGCCACCGAGTAAAAGATCGTTTTCTTCAATCCCTCTCGCTTCTAAATTTATGGAAGGAGCATTAGCATATTCACGTTTGGGGAACGCATTTTTAGGATCAGAGAACGGATCGTCTCGCCTATTACTACCAAATATTGGCGGTTGACTTTGAAGTTTATCTACCATTATAAATCCTCCGGATGTGGTTCAGAAACTTCTGCGGAAAAAATTGCATCACCGTTTGCTGGGTATTGTACTTTCTGTTGGGTTTTCTCAAAAAGAACCGTCCATCTTCCACGAACTTCATCATAGTAAACTTTGTTTGTGAAACCGTCTTCGGTTTCGACTAATGTCTCTTCATTTTTTTCATTGATGACTTCGCTGTTCAAGTAATTATCAGAAATATCACCGTATGGATCTTCTGCGATATCTTCTATCTCACGTTTCTTTGATAGATAGGCATCAACATCAAATCCTGGACCGTTCACTTCAGATCCACCTACATATTCACCAGTAGATTGTAAAATCAATAAATCTTCTCCGATATAAATCCCGCCAGGACTATGCCTCATCATAACATCTGCAATCATATCAAACGATTTCCATTGCTC